CGCTTGCATGCGCTTGGTGCATATAGCCGTCCCGTCCACCTCGAAGGTGGTTGGGGTTGGTGCCATGCGTAGAAGTTAGCCTTAGTTGCCCCAGCTGTCTAGGCGCCTGTGCGCACTAGTTGGCCTTATGTAGGCACATGGGCTCCCTAGATGCCCCTTGACCTGGGTAAAGTGATGGTCGAGAACGGGCCTAAGTGGCCCCTAGTCCTGGCTGGTCCCCGCCAGTCCTGCCAAGATGGCCCCATGCCACGCGCCGACGAACGCGACTACGAAAGGCTGGCGACCATCGCCCGCCGCCGCCGAGCCGAGCTCGGTCTTGCCCTGAACGACACCAACGCCAAGGCGGCAGGCACCTCCAAAGGCACCTGGCAGCGCGTCGAGAAGGGTCTCGAGATCCGCGAGACCAACTACGTGAAGATCGACGGCCTGCTGCAGTGGGCACCCGGCAGCTGCCTGTCGGTACTGGACGGCGGCGACCCTGTACCCGTCGAGGAGATGAAGGACCCAGACGCCAGCGGCGCCCAAAAGTCCCCGCTCTCGCCCGAGGCTGCCAGCAAGGAGGCGCTCGCCACCGTGCAGTTGGCCCTCATCGCCACAGCGAAGGGGACGTCAGCAGAGGAGCTGCGGGAGATGAGCGAGCGTGTCGTGCACGACCTTCGGGAACGGGGCCTGATTTAGCCGGAGTCCACTCGGTCGGCGTACAACCTTTTGCATTTATCTATTTGTTACACGATCTACGCGCACCACTTCAGTCCCAACTGGTCCCAACAGATACAAGACGTGGCAGAGTCGTGACACGTCCTCGGAGGCTTCCCTGCCAGGCGACACCTAGGGGGAGCCATGCAAAACGACGCGCTCATAGTCGACTACGGGCCGCGGTTCGATGGATCCGCAGTCCGTACCGATGAGGGGATCGTCTGTGTAGTTCCGCGCCAGATCCGTGAAAGACCAGAGGCCGAGGCCTCGATGCGGGAGCTGGTGCGGGACCTCGGTGGTGAATGTGGTCACTGCCCGAACTGCCCTCTGGGGCTCGCGGGCTGAGATCATGCAGACGCGGAGCCTCGGCGGTAGGGGTACCTGCCGGGCACCGCGTCGCACCGACCGCACGAGGGGGCGAACATGGCCAGACGCGCTCAGGACATCTACGTCGAGTGGCGAGGCGGAACCTGCCGCGTGAAGTGGTGGAGCGGCGAGTACCGCGACGACGGCCGCAAGCGCTTCGAGTCCAAGGGCGGGTTCACCGACGAGGACGAGGCGTTCGAGTTCGGGCAGGATCAGCTGTACGAACTCCGCCACGGCACAGGCATCTCCAACCGCGACGGCGCCACCCTGATGACCGACTGGATCGACGACTGGTTCGCCGCCACCGATCACGCCTACACGACGTACAAAGGCTACAAGTCGATCATCAACCGGCACATTCGCCCCTACTTCAAAGGCACTGCGGTCAAGGACATCGACGTCATTGCCTACCGGGCCTTCCGTAAGCACATCTACAAGAAGCTGCCGACCGCCGCGAGCGCGGCGAATGTGATGACCGTGCTGGGCATGATCCTCGACGATGCCGTGCCGCGACTCATCAAGGTCTCCCCCGTCGAGCGGAAGCGGACGCGCGGCAGGTACGTGAAGCAGACGCGGCGCGAGCGCAAGCGCGACATGGACATCGCCGCCATCGACCAGCTGGCGCGCAACGCCGAGGTCGTCTGCGGCTACACCGGCTACGTGATGATCTGGACCATGGCGATGACCGGGATGCGCCCCGGTGAACTCTTCGGCCTCCGCCGCGAGTACTGCTACCCGAACTGGCCGGCCAGTGACCCCCGCCCGGATCCCGACGAAGAGCAGCGGTACGAGGAGGACATGCGGCGCTACGGCAAGGGTGACGGCCTCATGCCTGCCATCCGGGTGCAGCAGCAGGTGCAGCAGATGCAGGGGCAGTCGGTGGCCGAGGTGCCGCCGAAGTACTACTCCTACCGCACCCTGGTCGTGCCGCCGTTCCTTGCCGACATGCTGGAGAAGCTGCTCGCGTCGCACGACAACATGTGGGTCTTCCCTGCCATCGGGGGCGGCTGCCTCAAGGCTGCTCCCTTCTCGAAGAGTTACTGGTTCCCCATCTCGCGGGGTTGTGATGAGCGGACGCGGGCCCGCGGGAACGGCCGCACCAGGCCGGCGATCCCGGCCGTGGCGGACTTCGCGGGCAAGCGCATGTACCTGATCCGGCATGGGCACAAGGCGTGGCTGGACGAGGACGGGCACCCGCGGTTCGCGGTGGAGTCCCGTATGGGGCACGAGGTGCCGGGAGTTGAGGGCACGTACAGCTCCGTGACGGTGCCCATGGAGCGTGCCATCATGAAGGCACTGCAGGAGCGCTGGGACCGGTTCGAGCGTGAACGGGCCGGCGGGTAGCGGAGAGCGTGTTTCCCACTCGTTTCCCAGTACGGGGGTCCGGGCCGGGAACGCTCCTGGTCTAGCGGCTTCAACAGCCTGATGTTGTCTGTTCCCGAGCAACGACCACCCGCTGGATCGGGCCTCCCATAGACCTGGGATGATCCTGGCTGCGTAGCCTCTGACCTGCGAGTTAGCGGCCTTGTTGTGTGCGCCTGTACTCATGTGTGGGCGTGTGTACGCATGATCGTTTCCCACTTGTTTCCCAGTGGCAGACTGTCCCCCACGGCGACGTACAAAAGCGCCGGGCCCGGCCCCTCGAACTCCGACGTCCTCGGAGGCCGATGCGATGGGGGCCGGGCCCGGCTTCTACTGTCAACGAGTGCCCCGTGCGTCGATTACGACGACGAGTTCACTCGTTCGGGTGGACACCCAGCCGATGTTGCCGCCCGGTGCCCAACCAGGCCGGCCGCACGGTCGCAAAAGGGGGTACGCGGCCGGGCAGCAGGCCCTTCGGCACCCCAGGGGCCTGAATCCCCCGCGGTGCCGAAACCTCTCTTGAGTTGCCTGGATCGCTCGACCAGCTGCCCCCTGACGCTGGATATATCCAGCTTGGGAGAGGCTTCGTAGCGTCAGACCTCACGTCATGATCTTCGGCGGGGGTCTCGATGCCAGAAGCTGCGCGCTACAGGCGCATCGCTGCTGACATTCGCCGCCGCATTGCCGCCGGAGAGTGGCAGCCGGGCGAGCCCCTGCCTTCCAGAGCCGAGCTAGCTGCCGAACTCGGCGTGCACTCTCAAACCGTTCGCCTCGCCTATGTTCTGCTGCGCCGTACTGGCGTCCTGGAGGGCGAGGAGCGCAAAGCCGTCTATGTGGCGCATCCTCCTGCTATGCGTACTCTCACCGACGCAGACGCCCCCTGGCCGTTCTCCAGCGAGACCACCGACACCCGCCCGCGGGCCGCCACGGAAGAGCTTGCAGAGCGGCTTGGCGTCCGCGTGGGCGCGAGCTTGCGGCACGAGACGGTGGAGTGCCTGGATCCGGGCGGCAGGTCGGCGATGCTGGTGTCGTCGTGGTGGCGCGGCCAGCGCCGGCCGCATGCGTTGTACATCGCCGAGGTGGGCGCGGTGACAATGACCGAGGAGCAGGCGCACGCGCTGGGCTTGCTCGTGGACACGCTCGCCTTCCGCGTGGTGCGCACTCGTTTCGACCATGCCGGTCGCCCCCTGGAGACTGCTGACCTGATCCTGCCGATGGATCGCTGGTTGATTCGGTTGACGCCCGTGCGTGAGCAGTGAGCGCTTTCGGGCCGGGCGTGTGGGGCGCCTGGGTTCAGGAGTAAAGCTGACTTTCAGCCCTGGCGGAAGGTGTCTCATGCATATTCTTCGACCATCTGTTCGCACCTGATGCATTTCCGTAACCGCTGGTCAAGCGTTGGCCAAACGTTCCTGCGTTGCTGCAGGTCACCGAGGTGAGGTAAGGCTCGGCATAGTCGGAGGGTGGCTGGAACTGCACGTGTCACTACCGGCCAGTTGCCCGGTTATTCACTCATCAACTGCTTCCGTGCCGCCTTCCCTGCCGCACCTTCCCACGGAGACAGCGGTGTCCGCACCTCGTGAGCGGTACGGCCGGCCCGGGCCCGACGCGCAGATCGTGGTTTCCGTCGCAGTGGCCGCACTCGCCGATCCGGCAAGGCCCGCAGACGTCACTCTCGTCGGCCTGCCGCCCCTTCACAGCACGCCTCGCAGTCCGACGGGGCTTTCGGCGGGGCAGACGTAGACGGGCCCTATGGTGCTGCCGCTGGGTGAGAGCAGGTCGCCGATGCGCAGGGGTGGGTGGTCGCTGCTGCCGCACGGGCAGGCGGCCTCCTGGGGTGTGGTCTGGCGTTCGCTGCCAGGGTCCGTAGGCTCGTCCACGCTGACGCTCCACTCGTCGGCCATGCCCCCGGGCCGGTAGCCGCCGGTCGCGGGGGTCCTGCAATTGCAGGCTACGCCGACTTGTATCGGCCTGTCTCGAAACGTATCGATACGTAGCCCGAGATGCTGACCTGTAGGGGCCTGCATAGCGTCGAGATCATGGCCGTAGACCCGGACGCTGAGATCGATCACGAGGGGCCCGTCACCCCATACCGGCAGCTCGCCGAGATCCTGAAGGCGCGGATCGCCCGCGGCGACTGGGCGGAAGGCCGGCCGATCGCGTCGGAGACGCGTCTGGTGCAGGAGTACGGCATCGCGAGGACGACGGTACGGCGCGCGCTTGACGTCCTCGTCGAGGAGCAGGTCGTGTGGAAGGTGCAGGGCCGCGGCACCTACGTGGGCCTGCCGCCTGCCGAGGACTGACGCGCCGAAGCCCACGCGGTGGCGGGGCTCCTGCAGCGTGGCTCACAGGTTGACGATCTCGATCCTGTCGACCAGCTCCTGGCTGGAGTCCTGGTGCACCCAGTCCCTGAGTGGCTCGATCTCCAGGGATGTTCCGTGCTTCATCTCGACACCGACTAGCCAGAACACGAGAGCGGCCTTGCCGATTGGCGTGTTGGAGACCGTCGGCGGCTTGAGGTCGGCGAGGAACGGGTGTTGCGCATTGAACGCCTCAGTGCAGGCGTCGGCTGCGCGCGGGGCCTGCCACCAGTCGAGCTTCTCCCCCGTCATGAACTCGAAGATCTCGTCGAGCGCGCTGCCCGGCCTCTCGGTGCGGCGGGTGAGCAATAGTCCGGTCGTGACGGAGAGGATGTCGGCGAGGGGGAAGCTGCGGGTGGCCATGCGTCCATCATGGCGGGTTGAGGCTCTGTCGGGAGGGTTGTTCCATAGCCCGCTGTCACACCTCGCAGCTAGGCTTTGATCCATGTCCCCGGACCTTCCGCCGCAGCCTCCACTGCGCTCAGCTGCCGAGCTGAACGCGGCGATCCGCGCGCTGTGGTCGCATCCTGCGGTGCCGCTGACGGCGGAGCAGCGGGAGGAGTACGGGCGGTTGTGTGCGGAGCTGCGGCGGGTGGAGCGCGGGGACGTCGTCGAGGCCGCGTAGCATGCACGACGAAGCCCCGGCCACTGATCCTGGCCGGGGCTTCGTTCACGCCTGCATCAGGCGTCAGGGATTTCGTCAGCGTGCACGGTCTCGAAGTGCCACCACCGGCCGTCTTCCCACTGCATGACCTTCGCGGTGTCCGCTCCGGATCGGAGAGCGGCGCGGACGTGGGCGAACGCCTTGGCCTCGCTCGTGTGCGGGACCTCAGCCAACTGGATCCCGCCCTGGGTGAGGATCACGCGCCAGGGTTCGCGGGGCTTCGTCGCCATCAGGCCTCCTCGACCTTGGTGATCGCAAATCCGAACGGAACCTCGGGGCAGGCGTCGTAAATCTCCTCGCGGATCTGCTCCTCGTTGATCTCGTCGTCCGCCTCGATGCGCATCGTCAGCGTGTAGACCTTCATGGTCAGCTCTCCTCTTTCAGGATGCGGTCGATGGTGGTGCGGGCGATGCCGGTCAGGACGTGGATTCGGTTCTTGCTGATCCCGGCTGCGCGGGCGCGCCAGACCATGTCGTCGCGGCCGTCAACTGTGTGCCGGTATTGGGTCAGCTCCCGCTCTGCCGCCGCCTGCTCATCATCGCTCATGTAGCGAATGATGCATGTAGCGCACGCTACGGTCAAGGGGGCAGGGTGCCGCCGTGAAAACGTCCACATAGGATCCGCTCGTGAGCGACATAGAGTTCCCCGACGATCTGATAGCCCTGGAGCGCGCCGCCTGGGAGGAGCACCGGGCCGGGCGGCTCACCGTCGCCACCGCCAACGCCGTACAGGACGCCATCACCACGCACGCCGAGGCCGTTGGCATGTCGCGCTACGACGTGGAGATGGCGCTCAAGAAGGTCGTGTGGCACGCGCCCGTCGAGGGCTGACAGCAGCAAGCCCCGCCTCGGTGCATCACGCCGCGGCGGGGCCAGAGCAAACCCGACTTGCTCGTCGGGATGTTGTGCTCAGGCTACGCCGGGCCACTGACAACGCCGGGGCGTCGAGTCGACAGGACGTAGGTGCCGGGCTGCGACGGCATGGAGCCTGCGACGCCGCCCTCCTGTGCGATGCGCGCCACCTCAGCCAGCGGGATGTCGACAGTCTCCGGCGTGAGGCGGATAGCCGCACGGCCGCTCTCCATCCAGTGCGCGCGGACATCCACGCCGTCGACCGTCTCGACCCGGATCGGGTTATGGATCGTCTCGACCTCCACCACGGCGACCGCCTGCTCCAGGGCGGGCAGCAGGTAGCGGCGGACCAGATCCACCAGGGGGAACTTGACGACGTTGTAGTCGATGCCGTTGGCGTCGCAGTAGTCCAGCCACGCCTCTGGATCATCACCGTCGTTGAACCCCCACTTGGACAGCAGGTCTTCGCTGTAGAGGGTGATGTGCGGCTCATCCATGCCGCCAGGATGGCAGACGGTCACGCTTCGTCCGGCCAGGTCGTCAACACGTCGCCGGTGTCCTCGTCGACGAGGGTGATACGGGCGTCGGGCAGGGTGCCGTGCTCGCCGATCCAGTCCCGGAATTTGCCCCGGGCCACGGGCTCGCTCCCCCACCAGCCGTGCATCACCGGACGGCCGGCGGAGGAGAGGGTGAGGTGGTAGCGGTCGGGGCTGTGGTTGCTGCTCACGCCCGCCATCATAGAATCGAACGCGTGAACGATATGCCGCCTGAGGAGCGCCTCGCGAAGCTGACGGCTTTGGAGGAGTGGCTGGACTACCAGCTGCGCACCACCCGGGCGAAGATCCGCACGCTCGAAGCAGAGCTGGAGCAAGGACGGCGGCAGGCGCAGCGGGCGCGCGACGAGGCCCGCTGGAAGTTGGAGCCGGCCCGCGACAGGCGGACCGTCCTCCACCGCGGCGGCTGCGGCATCTGGAAGGGCGACCACGGATTCCTCACCCGCGACGAGGCGCTGCTGGCGCTGGAGGACGAGAGCCTCCACGTGGAGATGTGCCAGGTCTGCAACCCGGAGCCCGGCCTGCGGCAGACGTGACAGACCCCGCCGAGACGGGGGGCCCGGCGGGGCATGCGGCAAGTGTGGCACGACCCCCTGACAGGACGGCCACGTTCCGCGTACCGTGATCGGGCGGCCCGCCGTGTCTTCGCGACGGCCCTTCGGGGCGAGGGGGCACCTCGGCGGGCCGCACCGATCTGGGGAGGCATCATGAGCGACGACACGGCCTGGGGCTAAGCCCCGGACAGCAGAACGCCCCCGCAGCCGACTGGCTGCGGGGGCGTTGTCGTGCTTAGGCATCGCCTCGCCAGGGACACTCCTATGCGGCCGAGGGTGCGCGAATCTCAAAGGAGACCGTGATCCTCGGATGCCCCGCCTTGGGTTCCAGCTCGGAGTATTGCCACCTGTACAGCGACTCGTGTTCCAACCGGCCTTCGCTCGTCACGAAGACGGGTTCGACCTTGTTGCTGACGCTGCCATCGCGGTAGCGGCAGGCGACAACAGCCCAACCCACCACGGGAAAGACCTCTTCCTCCTCTACCCAGCGCTCACTTGTTCCCGGCTTGTGAGCCTTGACCTGTGCACGGACTGTCCAACCCGGCGGGGCGGTTGTCATGGAGAGGATCTCGTTCTCGAAGCGGTCGTCATCTGTCATTCGGGGCCACTTTCGTCGGCAGTCGCCCCAACTCGGGGGCGGGCGCTCACAAGCCGATGTCCTCTGAGGCGGCATCGGTCCACTTGTCGGCCTCCCGAATGTAGCCCCAGAAGGCAGGGCTGTTCTCGGCGTGTCCGGACTGTTCGCGGATCTTCTCCTCTCGCTTGCCTGCGCGTCGAGAGGTGGTGATGAACCCGGCCCGCATGGAGTGTCCGGTCAACCGGACGGAGAGGCACGCGCGTTCGGCGTTGCGGGCGATGATTTCGCGGACGGCTTCGGGTGAGAGGGCGCGGTCGCCGAGGCGGCCGTGGACGGTGATGGGTAGGAAGGCGGGCCCCGACGTGATGCCTGCGGCGGCGCGCCAGGTGAGCCAGGCGCGGACGGGGCAGGTGTCGGGGTTCTTGCCGTAGTGGACGACGACGTCTCGGGGTGGGCGGCCCTTCACTGCGGGGACGTGGACTTCGAGGCCTTGGCTGACGTGGGTGATGGTGTCGGCGCGGAGGGCGGCGACTTCGGCGGAGCGGCCTGCGATGGCGAAGGCCATGAGCCAGAGGGCGCGGTCGCGGAGTCCGGTGAGCCCGTCGGCGACGGCGGCGTTCATCTGGCGCAGCTGCTCCGGGGTGACGGCGGCGGCTTTGCCCCTGCCGCGTGCTTGCCGTTCGGGGTCGTTCTTCAGCGGCTTGAGGGCTTGCCGGGCGGCGACGGTGGCGGCTTTGGGTACTTCGATGCCGTGTTCGTTCCGCGCGGTGACGGTGACGCCGGTGATCCTGCGGTCGATGCTGTTGGGGGCGGCGAGCTTGATGGTGTCGAGCCAGACGACGAATCCGACGAGCGTGCCCTTGGTGACGTTGGTCGAGGCGATGCGGTGCCCGGTCCGCTCCCCCAGCCAGTCGTGGAACTCCTCCCAGAGTGCCCAGTCGTTGGCGTAGCCGCGCTTTGTGTTGTGGGGGCGGATGGCGTCGAGGTGCTTCTCGGCTGCCTCTTCCATGGCGTGCAGGACGGCGAGCGTCGCAGCGTCGTAGACGGCGGGGGTGGCGTCCTGCTGGTGGGGGACGAGGTCAGTCACGGACGCCACTCCTCGCGATATCCGGGTCGGTCCGCGTAAGGCGCGGCGAGGAGGCGCAGTGTTGCGTTGGCCAGCTTGACGGCGGGCCCGGCTACCGCTCCGGACTCCCCGATCGCCCAGGCCCGCGTCTCGATAGCTCCGGCTAGGATGCGCCGCTTCGCGTCGATCTCGCGCAGCATCCTTTCCTGCGTCCAGCCATGTTCGGCGTCCGCCCAGTTCTTCAGCTTGGCCATGTCGTCCCACCCCTCGGCGGGGTCCCGGTACCTCACGAGCACGGCGTTGCCGCCCGGCCGGACGTGCAGCCAGACCGTCCCGTCGTCGTCCACGCCAGGGGATGGGAAGATCCCGCGCCGAGCCTTGGCGGCGCGCTCATCCTCATCGAGCTGGACGTGCAGCCAGTCTGTAAGACCAGAAAGGTCATTCACCGCGTACCTCCGACTGAGCCAGGATGTCGATGCCGCACCACATCTGGGTGCAGGACTCCCCGTCTGCTATCTCCTCGGCTGTGACGGGGGACAGCTCCACGAACAGGCTCGTGCCGCCAACCCCACGGACGCCGATGCGTCCTTCACTGACCGCATCGGGTGCGTGCTCCAGGCAGCGAATGATTCGACCGTCCGCTGACCGGTAAGCGACGACGCCAGGCCCGTGCGGGCTCATGCGAGGGTGATTCTCCGCCCCTGTGTTCCCGTAGGGGTTGGTGGTGGCCGGGGCCAGCTTGGCGCGGATGCGGGCAAGGGCAGTCCTCACGTGCTCGGCACCCTCCCCTTGCCGGTCGCGCCATTCCTCCTCCAGCGCGGCGCATTCCCAATGCACGTCCTTGAGGGTGCGCAGGGCGAGCAGCCGCGCTCCCTCGGCAGCCTGCGCTGCCGCTTGCTGGAGCCGCTCATAGGCGGGGCTATCCGGCATGGAACCTTCCTCTCGTCGGTCTCTTACCTTCTACGGACGACGCAACTCGCAGCCTGCATGACGGCTGCGCAGATTGATGCGCGAACGCCCCGCCTGCATCGGGCGGGGCGTCACTGCGCGGGTCTCTCAGAAGTTCGGGTCGCGGCGGGGGCACTTGGTGTGGTGCTCGTCGGAGACCCGGGCCAGCGATGTGACGGGCGCGCCGCAGTCGTCGCACTCTTCGGGGAAGACGCAGATGGTGTCGAGGAACTCGGGGTCGGCGATCCGAACGATCCGGTGGCGGAGCCCATCGCGGTCCCTCGCGTACCACTCGTCGACGCGGTCGCCGTCGGCCTGTGCCTGCTCAATCAGCTCTTCCGTCTCCGTGACGCTGGATTCGCCCCAGACGCTGCCGTGGTTGTCGAAATTAACGACGTTGGTCCAGTCGATGTCAGCCATGACGTTCACCGTGCTCTCCCCTGCTTGCCGCTGGTTTCTGTTTAACAAGAATGGCGAACACCCCACCCCTTGTCAACTCATCGCGCCAGTTGGATGCTAGATTCTGTTAAACACAAACCGAGGGGGAGCGATGGCGCGACCCGCCACAGGGCAGACCAAGGTCATGGGCTTCCGCCCACCCAGGCCGCTACGCGACGAGTTCGAAGCGCTCGCCAAGGCGGAGGAGCGCTCGCCATCCGACGCGCTCGTCGAAGCGATGCACGACTGGGTCAAGAAGAAGCGGCGCGAGCGAGCGACGGAGGGTGATTCACGGCGGTCACTCTCCCCTGGCCGAGAGTCGGACAATCACCCCAAATAACGCCCGCGATATGGCATGTTATCGAGAGGTCGACAGCTCAACCGGGCGCCCTTCAGGAGACGTTCTACACTCGCATGTCTTGACGTACACCCTTGACTTGAAGTCTTGACTTGCTACCTTGGGTGTACGACGAGCAACGAGGAGCCCGCTATGCAGAACCCCACCGAGTACGTCCTCTTGGCGTTGATGGAGGGCGCGCGCACGAATCGCGACGGAGCCGAGAGCATCCTCGCCGAGCACAACGCTGCCCAGCACACCGAGACGCTCGCGAAGGCGATCGAGGCGGCGCGCGGCGAGTACCTGGAGGACGCGACCGGAACGCCGGAGGACGAGGCGTACAACCAGGCCGTGTCCGACGTCGTCGCCGCAATCGGCGCGCTGCTGGAGGGCGGGAAGTGAGCAAGCCCCGCCTCCTGCCCACCGGCAACTGCTGGTGCGGCTGCGGAAAGGAAGTCGGCCTCGGGAAGTTCTTCGCCCAAGGCCACGACAAGACCGCAGAGTCCGCGCTCATCGCCCTCAAGTACGAGGGCAGCGTGCCCCACTTCCTCCACGCCCACGGCTACGGGCCCCAGCACTCTGTCACTGGGGCGGCTGTGGAGCAGGCAGGCTGGCAGGAGTGCGTCTGCGGATACCGGGGCGCTCCCCTCAGCGTCCGTCGCCACCAAGCCAAGGACGGCCACAGCGGCCTGAAGGAGTAGTCATGGACAGCTCGGCTCGCACGAACGTCAGCTTCTTCGTCCCGGTCGTCGTCGCGCTCGGCGTGTTCGCGGCCATCGTCCTGCCGGGAGAGATGGACGGTGCGCGGTTCGCCGTCGCATCCGCCGCCTTCCTCGTCATCGCGCCGGGCGGCGCCTGGATGCTTGGCCGCCTCCTGGAGAAGTGACGACACGACGAAGCGCCCCGCTCCCCTGCCGAAGCAGAGGGCGGGGCGCTGTCGTTCACGCGGGTTCGTCGTCCGGCGGCCAGGGCGGTTCGCGGAACGGCCAGCGGGACAGGTACAGCGGCCGGCCCTCGTCGTCGATCTCGCTCACGACAGCCTCGCTATGCGGTGGTGGAGTCGGTGATGAGCCCGAGAGCGGCCAGGGCTGCGGCGAGCGACGGGCCAGCTGTACCGCCGGACCATGAGCCGGTGACAGTCGGCCGGCCGACGGGTGTGGCGCCGAAGAACCCAGCCTGGTTCGCTGCGCCGTCGAGGACGTGCCGGATGGTGCCGTAGAGGGCGTCGGCATACTCCACCTTCCCTGCGATCTGGATGTTCTGGGCGTCGGCGGACAGGCGCAGGTAGGCGCGTTGGGTGCCGTTGAAGCCGGTGCCGCTCCAGTTGGAGAAGATCATGTCTGCGCCGGTGGCTTCGAAGTCCAGCGCGCTGCCGCCGCGCCGCAGCCTGTACCCCTTGGCGTTGTCCCTGACCGTCAAATCGGCTCCGGAGACGAGCACTGGCCCGCTGGAGTTGACGCCGGCGAGCCAGGCGGTGCCGTTCTCAACGGCGGCGATGCGGACGACGGTGTCGTCGACGTAGGTGTTGAGGGTGGTGACGGTGGTCTGGGTGGCGAACTGGCCTGTCGCCCACACCCGGTCGCCGTGCGGGTCGGCCGCTGCGGAGTGAACAGAGACTTTGGATGTGGCGCCCGACTGGGTTTCGAGGACGGACGTGTCGGCGATGCCGTGGACGTTCGTCACGACCGCGGCGTGCGCTGAGACTTTGGCCGCGGCGCCGGCCGTCGTCTCCAAGAGTGAGGTGCTGCTGATGCCGTGTACGTCGGTGGTGTCCGCGTTGTGTGCGGCGACTGCGGCAGCTGCGGTTCCTGCGGTCTCTGCTCCGATCTCTACGCCTGTGGCCGACTCCACCGGCGTAAGCGACGACAGTGCGACCGTGCCGGCGGAGGCGGGCAGGCTGATGTTGTAGGAGCGGCTTGGCGCATTGGTGAACTCTTCGTCCACCCGGTACGTCCAGCCTGAAGGGCTGAACCCGTCGGCGTCGATGGCGAGGAGCGCCTTCGAGAACTCGCCCGAGGCGCCGAGGGTGATGTTCTCCGGGCCGAGGGCGATGACGCCGTGTGTGGCGGAGACGACGCGAGGCACGGACGGTGTGAGGCGGATCGTGCCCTGATACGGGTCGCCATCCAGAGCCCGGTAGCCAGCGGCCCCGGCGGTGAGGGTGACAGTTTGAACACCGGGCGGAAACGGCATCTGGGGTCTCCTAGGGGTACTGGCGACGTTGCGGGTCGAGGCCGGCAGCGAGCGGGCCGGGCAGGTCGGGATCCTGGTCTCCGCCGGTCTGTCGGCAGGTGTAGTGGGTGGAGCCGTCGCCGTCGGGGGTGCAGGTGTAGGTGGCGCCCCGGTAGGTGAACGTCCAGCCGGACGGTGCGGGCCCGGGTGAGCCTTGCTCCCCACGCTCGCCGCGCTCCCCCGTCGGGCCCTGCGGTCCGGCAGGCCCCGGTTCTCCTTGCGGGCCAGGGGGTCCGGGTTCGCCGTCGGCGCCGTCCGCTCCCGGTGCTCCGTCGGATCCTGGGGCTCCGTCAGATCCGGGTTCGCCGGATGGGCCGGGTGAGCCCGGCTTGCCGTCCTCGCCAGCGTCCCCGGGCCGCCCTGGCGAACCAGACGGTCCGGAAGATCCCGGCTCGCCTGATTCTCCAGGCCCGCCCGGCTCCCCTGGGTCGCCCTTGGGTCCGCGCACGGAGTCGCCGGGCTCGCCGCGGGATCCGGGCGGGCCTGCGATCGGCTTCTCTCCCAGTTGCTGCACTTGGCGGGCCAGTTGGTCGCGTGCCTCGTTTGCGGTGTGCAGCTCGTGGGTGAGGCCCTGTACGGAGAGCACGATCCATGCGAAGGCTGTGCCGACGGCCAGGGCGCCCGTGATGACGAGGAGGTCGCCGCGGCGCCAGCGTCGCTCCTGTGCGCGGAGTGCGGAGCGGCTCACGTTCCCGCCCCCCGTGTCAGCAGGATGATGACCGGCATCAGGATCCCGATCAGCGGCACGATCACCGCGCCGATCAGCCATCGGCGGGTGGCGACGAGTTTCTCGGTGTCTTTCTCGCGCAGGGTTTCCAGTGTGGCGACTCGGGCTGCGAGGGCCTCATGGCGCAGGTCGTACAGCTTCTGGTCGACCTTGTCGTCCATGCGGCGGCCGAGTTGCTGGATGTCGTCGCGGATGTCGGTGAACCGATCCTCGAACCGGCGGACGACCTCGCCGAGGGTCGGCTCATCGGCCACGTGTCGCTCCTACATTCAGACGCCCGTCGGGCCGGTGGGCGCCGAGGGGCTGGTCGGGGACACCTGGCCGCGGGTGAGCAGGCCGAGCCCGGCGAGGACGACCGCGTTCAGGGCGCCGATCTTCTCCGGTCCGAGCTCCAACCCGTAGGCGGCGAGCAGCGCGGCGACCGCGGCGACGAGACCGGTGAACGCCGACGGCGCGACGGGCCGGGTGACGGCGGCCGTGGCTGCGGCGAACACGGCGGAGATGACGGCGACGATCGCGCCGGCCTGCTCGGCGGACAGGCCGAACTGGAACGTCACCAGCAGGGACAGACCGGCCGAGATGGCGGCGATGACGAGAGCGGGCTCTCTGCCGAACGGCTTCATGGGCTTCTCGTTTCAGACGGGCTGCGCGAGGGAGCGGCAGCCGATGACGGTCCCGGAGGCGTTGCGTACCTCGCGGTAGGGGACGAGCAGGTCGCTTCGCCGGTCGGCGAGCGCGAGGGCCACGACGAGGGAGACGATGTACTGGACGCCATCCCGCTTCGGCGGGAGGTTCTGGGCGTGCCCGAACTCCACCAGAACGGGCCACATGCCGCTGCTGACTTCGGAAGTGGCCAGCCGGGCGGGTACGGGCTCGGGCTCGATCACCTCACGCAGGTGCGGTTCGAGGTCGTCGATGCCATCCTCGCGCTCGTTCGAGTAGAGGCGGATCGGGTGCGGGGTCAGGTTGAGGATCACGCGATCACCTCGAAGCCGTGCTTGTCGCCGAGGCGTTCGAGGGAGGTGCGGCCGGGGATGCCGTCGGCGTCCTTGCCGCGGTAGCCGAGCTTGTGCTGCCACTTGGCGTAGGCGGCGATGGTGGTGGTGCCGTAGTGGCCGTCGCTGTATCGCTTGGCGAGCAGCCCAGCGTCGACGAGGGCGGCCTCGACGGTGCGCACGCCGCTGTAGGTGACGGGCGTTCCCTTCGCCGCGGGGTTGGACTTGGCTGCGGCGACGAGCTTCGACAGATCAACGACCGGCTTCTGCGGCCTCGGCAGCGGCTTCGGGGCGGGCGGCTTCGGCGTGCTGGGCGTGGTGCCGGCGAGCCGCTTGGCGACGCGGTCGAGGATGTCGTCCCAGTCCATGCCCGGCCCGCGGGGGTCGATTTTGCCGGGCTGCCAGTCAAGGTGGCGTATCGCGGAGCGGGCGGACCAGTTGTGGTGGCGGCAGAGGGCGGTGATGACGCGGACGATGGCCTCGATCTGGGCGTCGGGCCACGGGTCCTTGCCGTCGCCCATGTTCTCGCATTCCCAGCCGTAGAAGTGCCGGTTGCCGTCGATGGTGGCCTCATTGTCGGCGGGTGGCGTGCGCTCGGCGATGATCGCGGCCAGCACGTCCGGGTCGCCGAGGCCGGCGTGGTTGGCGCGGCCGTAGCCGACGAGGTGAACCTTGCCGTCCTTGGTGATGACGCCGTGGCACAGCGGCCCGGGCAGGGTGCTGTGGCCGTTGCGGCAGAGTTCCACGGTGGCGGCGCTGCCGCGGGTGACGGTGTGGTGGATCATCACGCCGTTGACGGGTCCCCACGGGCCTTTGCTGTTGCGGTTGTGGGTTTCCCAGTTGCCGACTTGGACGACGTCGAGGCCTTCGTCGCGGAGGCAGTTCAGGAAGTCGGCGGCGGGCATTGGTGCGGCCATGTGGTCTCCTCAGTACGGCCGATACCTTTGAATCGTAGCCCGAACCCCGCCAGTAACCTACGAATCACAGGTATCGTGGGCTGAGGTTCTGGCTCAGGAACCGGTGGCAGGGGTGTGGCCGTGCGGGTCTGCTCCCCTGCCACACCAAATCCCGCGCCCCACCCGCACCAACCCGCACCCAGGAGTACGCCCATGGCCGACCCCGAACTGAAGCCCGCCTACGAGCGGCTCGCCGACGCCGTTGAGGAAGTCGTTCGTCTCGAAGGCGCCCAGGGTGTCCTCACCGAATGGGTTCTCGTCACTTCCACTCAGCGCTACGACCAGGACGGCGACGGGCTCACGCAGGTCGGCATCACGCTCCCGAACGGCGGCGGACAGGTCCCCTTTCACCGAGTCATGGGCCTGCTCGACTACGCGCTCACCCGCTACCGGGCCGAGGTTGCCGACGCGGAAGGGGACGGGTCGTGACCGTCATCTGCCAGGCGTTGGCTTGTCTGTTCGCGTTCGTCGTCCTGTCGTCGCTGCAGCCCGTCGAGGTACGTATCGACTACACGCCCGCCGCATGGAGCGTGCGATGAGCGGCCCGTGCACGCGGCCTGAGTGCGGCGGCGAGGTGCACACCGACGGCTGGGGCACGCCGATCCAGTGCCCGGCCGACCGCCGCTGCCCCCGCTGCGACTGCCCCGACGGAGCGACCCAGTGCGACCACTGCAAGACCTGCCCGCACGCCACCATCCCCGCCCACCTCTGCCCGCAGGTGCACCGCGTCCCGCACGACGCTCACGACGGATGCCCCGGCTGGATGCCGGACGACGGCACCCGCCCCGAAGTGCCGCCCGCGCAGACCCCGTTGGATGTGGCGGAGGCGACGGCCGAGTCCCTCCGCTACCAGATCCGCCGCGCACGCGAAGCCCTCGGCGACGACGAGCCCGATCGAGCTGCCGCGCTTGAACAGCGTCTTGCCCACTGGAGGCGCGAACTTCAGCAAGCCCTCGGCATGGACCTCACGCGGGATTGGGACGACATCCGCAACGCAGCAGCAGGGACCCGCCGGTCAGCGCAGGGCAAGCAGGATGCCCTTGATCGGGTGCTTCGTGTCGCTGAAGAGCTGGAAGCGGAGGAAGCCTACGGGGGCGCCTGGGACTCCAACCAAGACGCAGCCCGCCGCATCCGCGCCGCCATCACCCAGCAGGAGGCGCCGTGACCGAGCCCGAGTTCGCGCTGGCCCTGCGGGAGGACGACGGCACGCTCATCGTCGGCATCCGCCCCGACGGCCACATCACCACCGGCCCCCGCTACCAGCCCGACGCTGCGGCCCGCGAGTTCTGGGACGCCGTCACCCGCGCCGCACAGGCCGCCTCACCGATCCCCCTCAGCAAGGAGCAGCAGGCATGAAGGTACTGATCACCGGCGGCAGCGGCTTCCTCGCGTCGTGGACCCGCAAGGAGCTCATCGCCCGTGGCCACCAGGCGCTGGTCTTCGACCACCAGGACCGGCGCCAGCAGCTGGCCGACGGCGAGGAGTTCTTCCTCGGCGACGTCCGCGACGCCACCGCCGTCACAGAAGCCGCCGCCCACGTCGACGGGATCATCCACCTCGCCGCCGTCCTCGGCACACAGGAGACCATAAGCAACCCGCGGCCGTCCGCCGAGACGAACATCCTCGGCTCGCTCAACGTCTTCGAGGCCGCCACCCAGTACCGGCTCCCCACCGTCTACGCCGGGGTCGGCAACCACGCCATGCGGCTCCAGGGAACCGGCTGCTACACGATCACCAAGTCGGCCGCCGAAGACCTCGCCCGCATGTACAACCTCTACCGCGACGGCGGGCGCATCACTATCGTCCGCCCGGTCAACGCCTACGGCCCGGGCCAGTCCATCGCCGCCCCCTACGGCACGAGCAAGGTCCGCAAGATCGCACCATCGTTCGTGTGCCGAGCCCTCACAGGCACCGACATTGAGGTGTACGGGGACGGCACCCAGATCAGCGACTGTGTGTACGTCGCCGACGTCGCCCGCGCTTTCGTCGCCGCGCTCGAGCACACCGCCGAACACGGGCCCACCGAGCGTCCGGTTGAGGTCGGCCCGCTCGAATCGTGCACGGTCAACGACATCGCCCGCCTCGTCGCCGAGGAGGCCACCGGCTACACCGGTCTCCAGCCCGTCGGCATCAAGCACCTGCCCATGCGGCCCGGCGAAGTCCCCAACGCCGTCGTCACCTCCGACACCAGCACCCTCCAGCAGATCGGCCTCACCGCCGCCGACTTCGTGCCCCTCGACGAGGGCATCCACCACACCGTCCGCTACTACGCCGAGCACTGGCTCCCCGGCTACCTGGCGGCCTGAAGTGCGCATCCACTTCTGGACGGCCGACACGGCAGGCTCCGGCCTGTACCGCGGGGTACTCCCTGCGATGGCCCTCAACTGGCTCGGCCACGACACGAGCGCCAGCCCGTACCTGCCCGGCAGTTGGCGGGACCAGGGCCTGGACGTGGTCGTCGGCTGCCGTGTCGCCAAGCCGGAGCCGTCCAAGGCGTGGCGGGAGATGCGCGACCACGGCATCCGTCTCGTGCTCGACTTGGACGATGACTACTTCCACCTCGACCCGTCCAACACGGCCGCCTACCAACTGTGGAACGACCCCGCCCTGCGGCAAGGTCTGATCGACAACATGCAGGTGGCGCACACCGTCACCTGCTGCTCCGAGCCGCTGGCTGCCTTGCTGCGCGAGCACCACGACGACGTGCGGGTCGTCGGCAACGGGCTGCCCGCCCAGTACCTGGGCGAGGTCCGCGACTACGACCCGGAGACGCTCTCGGTCGGATGGGCCGGCACTGCGTCGACGGTCCACGAGCTGCAGGTGCCGGGCGTGGTACGGGCGCTAAATCGGATCTCCGGCTACCGCCGGCCCGGCGAGACCTTCGTGCGGCTGGTCGGAATCGATGCCCGCACGGCGATGGCGAGCGGCCTGCGCGGGGATCGTCTGGGTGCGCTGGGCTGGGTGGAGAACTTCGGGCACTACCTCCAGGCGGTGAAGGAGTTCGACGTGTGGGTGGCGCCGTACAGGGACATCCCGTTCAACCGGGCGAAGTTCCCGACGAAGTTCCTCGAGGCGTCGATGCTCGGCATCCCGCTGGTCGCGTCGGACGTCGAGCCGTATCGGCGGGTGATCCGGCACGGGGAGAACGGGTTCCTCGTCAAGCGGGAGCACGAGTGGGGCCGCATCCTCAAGCAGCTCGCCGACGCCCCGGAGCTGCGGCAGCGGGTCGGCATGGCGGCCCGGGCGGAGGCGTCGGGATCGATCCTGCAGGCGGTCAATCGGCAGTGGGAAGCAGCGCTCATGGCGCCCGTGGGGGTGGTGGCGTGATCGCCCGCCTTACTTGGATCCCCGACAACGGGCAGCCCGAGACCCTCACTGTCGACATTGCCGAGCCCTGGCTGCTGGAGTTTCGGCGTCTGATCGGTACACCAGAGTGGGGCAACAGCGAAGCCGTCATGTGGCTCCTCTGCCGCACCCAGGACGATCAGCCCATGACCAAGCGGATGTTCCGGCTGGCCCGGATCACCTCACTCGAAACCGTCCCGAGCGAAGGAGAACGACCGTGATCGATGGCCGCCGTGTGGTCGCTTGGACGCCCTACGGGAGACGCCGGACGTACAGCATCCTGGCCAAGTATCTGCAGCGGGACGTCGAGCGCGGGCTCATCGACGAGGCCTGGGCGTACATGAACACCGACCCGCAGGGCCAGGAAGACGACATCGCCTACGCCCACGAACTCGACGAGCAACACGACTGGTTCCGGCTCGTCCACCGCCCCGACGGCATCAACCTCGGCCGGCTACCCAAGCAGCGCTACACCGGGCTCGCATACCGGTACATGACCGACCCCGACACGATCTACGTGCGCCTAGACGACGACGTCGTCTACATCCACGACGACGCCATCGAGAACCTGGTGCGGGCGCGGATCGAGATGCCCGCGCCGGTCGCCGTGTTCCCGATCATCGTCAACAACGCGATCTGCTCCCACTTTCTGCAAGCCTGCGGGAAGATCCCCATGGAGTGGGGGCAGGTGGCCGCCTACTGCATGGACCCCACCGGCTGGGCCAACGGGCCGTTCGCCGTGAAGCTCCACGAGATGCTGCTCTCACACATTGAGACGGGCACGGTCGAAGACCTGTACCTCTACCAGGACTTCCCGCTCCAGCCCGGCACCCAGTTCTCCGTGAGCTGCTTCGCCTCCCGTGGCGAAGACTACGCGGCACTGGCCAAGCCCGGCGTCCTCGTCCCCGATGAGGAGGAGTCGTGGCACACGGTGCACCAGCCGATCGCCACTGGCCGGCCGAACATCCTCCGAGGCGACGCGGTCGTGTCGCACTGGAGCTTCTTCCCGCAGCATCCGTTCCTCAACAACACGGATCTCCTGGACCGGTACCGGGAGCTCGCAGATAAGGCGGTGGCGTGATGGGACGCCAGATCAGCATGGAGGCGGGACTCGAAGCGTTCCGCAAGAAGTGCGCCCACCTATTGGAGGCGAACGTCCTCTTGGAGGCGCAGCTCGCGGAGGTGGAGAAGGAGAACGAGCAGCTCCGCGCGCAGGTAGCCCCGGGCCCGGAGCCCACACCGACGCCCGTAGCCGAGCAATAGCCGGGCGGCTAGGGGCGCCGCCAGCCGAGCAGGCTTCCGATGGCGATGATGCCGACCTCGATGAGCAGGATGACCTGGAAGGTGTCCATGAGGGTTCCTTTCTAGGCGACGCGTTCCATGACGCAGCGGGCGGTCAGGGTGTTCGAAGTGGATGCGGCGGCCCACTGTGCGGTGATGACGAACGCGTTGGACGCTGTGGTGTCGCGCGTGATGGTGCCGTCGCTGGAGCCGAGCTGTATGTCGCCGACGCTGCCGGTCTGGGTGGTGTTGCGCTGCTCGGCCAGCATGGCGAACCAGGTACCGCTCGCCCCAGTGGAGACGCATACGAGGTCGACCTCAACGACGGATTCCTTGTTGGTCTGAGCGGTCCCGCTGAGGGTGGTGGGCCCGGCTTGGGCGAGTTGGGTTCCGGCGACGCCGCCCAGGCGGGCCCTCCATGTGAGCTGCGCGGACGCCAGGAAACTCACGTTGGCGATGAGGCGGGCACGGTAGGTGGCCCCGACCACGGCATCACTGGCCGGGATCGTGAACGTGCCCACCACCGTTTCGGTAGTGGTGTTCGCGACCGTTGTCGCGGCGGCCGTGAGCGCGTTCTGGTAGGTCGCCGAGCCGATGACGAGGCCGGCGTTGGTGCCGGTGAGGGCGAGTCGTCCGGCGGCCACCCTGGAGAGGGTGACGTCAATGCTGGAGCTGCCGCCCGGGCCCCAGTTCATGCTGCCGTCGGCGTTCTGGAAGAAGCGGGATGCGGTGTCGCCGCTCACCCGGAGGGAGATCGCGTTGTTGCCGGCGGCGGCCAGCACGGTGGCGAACGGTGCGCTGGATCCGCTGCCGCCTATGTTGATCTGCCTGCCCGAGGCGAGGTTGAGGTTGCTGTTGTAGCTGGCTGAACTGTTGGGGATCTCGACCCAGGAGGCGGAGGCGGGCGATGTGCCGTTGGAGAAGTACGTCCGGTAGGACGTGTCGGACTCGGCGATGGGCTTGCCGGGGTACGGCGATGACGGGCGCGTTGATGAGGTGACGATCTGGAAGCCGACCGCCGCGTCGAGCTTGTCCAGGTTCTGGCCGATGTCCTGCGTGTAGGACACGTCTTCGGAGCCGTCGGAGGCGGACTTGTACATGCCCAGCCGTGTGGTGGGGGTGTCAGGCACGACGGGTCTCCTTCACGGTGCGGGCATGCGCCTCGGGGTCGATGACGATGTCGGGTTTGCGTGGCGTGGTCTCACCGCGGACAGCGCGCCGTGCCGCGTCGACGAGTGCCGCCTTCTGGCGTAGGCCTTCGCCGGTGACGCCGTGCTGCTGCCTGATGATGTCGAGTGGATCCTGCTGGCCCTTTGGGGCTGTGATCCGGACGCGGGTTTTAGCGTCGGCGATGCGCAGCCGGTGTGCCTCGCGGGCGTCGGCGATCGTCGGTGCGTTGTGCAGGCGGATCGGCTCCGCCGTCGCGGCCCCTGCTTGGAGGACGGTCATGCCGACTCGGGCGGCAGGGTCTTCGCGGGCCCCTATCGGGTCGGTGGGATCGGTGGCCCAGGGCTCGTGGAGGATGATGTCGAGCGCTTCATCGACGCTGTCCAGCCCGTACTCGGCCATGCGCCATTCGATGGTCGACGGGGGGAAGCTGTGGGCGTGGATCGTGCCGTCGGGCTTGCGCATGGACACCATCCAGATGGGTGTGCCCTGCGCTGTGGCCATGGCTTCGACGGCTTCCACCTGATAGATGTCCATGAGGTTCCCTTAGATCCGGAAGGCCCAGAAGTAAACGCTCCAAGCGCCGCTGGCAGCGGGGCTGATGGTCACGGTGAAACCGGTCGTCGTGCTGTCCGTGATCGTGCTGGAGTGGACGACGTCGTCGCGGATCGACACGATCGGCAGTAGCTGGGTGAGCATCGTCGGGCCGAAGCTCGCCGCCCAACTGGAAGCGCCGCTCGGCGGCGAGACCGAGCCTGTGAACAGGCCTTCGTTGGAGTCGACGGCGACGAAGTCCCGGTAGCGGCCGATGTGGCGGGTCAGGCCGCTCTCGAACAGCATGTAGTTCGCGGTGGAGGCGGTGCCGTTGTCCCAGCCGATCTTGGCTTGGGTGGCGGTTGCCGAGTACACGCCTCCGTCGAGACCGCCGCTGTTGTATCCGGCGAAGAAGTTGCTGGTGGTGTAGCGGGTGTAGCCGCCGCGGCGGGCCTGCGTGTCTTCACGGATGATGGCAATCTCACTCGTGCCGCTCGTGAGGTAGGCGCGTGTGAAGACAGTGACTCCGCCGTCGTCGAAGGTGCCTGAGTTGATGCCGACGTTTGAGTCTGTGCCTGTGCTGCTGGCGTTGATGAACGCGTAGTTGCTGCCGCTGCTGGCGTAGAAGCGTAGCTCTGGCAGCAGCGTCGAGGTGGGCATGATTTCCAGGCGGCGGCCGGAGGTGCCCGAGATGAGCTGGCCGAGGATGGAAACCGACCCGTCTGCCGCGGCGATAGCGACAGTTTGCTGACCGGCGGCGTTCCAGCATCCGATGCCACCCGAGTTGAGTTCGACGCGGGCTCCGGTGTCGGCGGTCTTGATGCGGGCGCCGACGACCCAGTCAGCTGAGATGGTGCCCGCGGTGACCTTGGTGACGGTCAGGTCGGAGATGTGGGCGTCGTCGATGAGCAGCGCGGTCGCGCTGGCCGCGTCGGACGGTCCGGACTTGTTGCCGGTCTTGTCGACCGCCACGACCCGCACGTAGCGGGTCGAGACTTCCTCGACCTGCACCGTGGTCACGGCCGGGATCTGCGCCTGAATCATCCCGGCGGTGGCGCTGACCTTGCCCATGAGCGTGGCCTCGGTAGGCGTAAAACCGGGCTCGTAGGAGACGTGAATCTCCAGATGCTGCAGGTCCGACTCAAGGTTGTACGTGCCGCCGCTGCTCTTACCGAGGCTGTGTGTGATCTGCAGGGCGATCCGGGATCCGGCTACCGCCGGGGCGGCCGGCGTGGACGGGGGGATGTTGTCCTCGGACGCAACGAACGTGGCCGTGTTGGACCAGGCGCCCCGGTTGCCGGCCTTGTCGACGGCCCTGATCTGCACGTCGTAGCCAACGCCGGGGCTGAGGTCGTTCAGCTGCGCTGTCGATTCACCCCAGGCGACGAACATCGTCTGCCACTGGCCGGTGGGGGCGACGAAGGGTTGTCCCCAGGTTTCCATGTCGGCCCAGGTGATTTGGGAGACCTGGGTCCAGGTGGCGGGGTAGATGAGGTCGGCGTCGACGGCGTAGCGGATCTCGTAGTGGTCGCCGTCCAGCACGGTGCTGCCGTCGACGTTGTTCGGGGCGTTCCAGGTCAGGATCGTGCGGGCTCGGGTGTAGCCGCGGGAGTCGAGGTAGGCGCTGCCGGTGAACGGGCTGACGAAGGTGGGTACGCCAGGTACCGAGGTGTCTTGGCTGGGGCGGGTGCCGATGGGCTGTGCGCCGGATCCTTCGAGGGCGCGGGCGAAGCCGCCGACGGTGACGTAGACAGTGTGGCTGTTGTCCCATTCGACGTGGTCAGTGAGGTCGTACCAGACGCCGTCAGCGGCCCGGTAGGCGACCGTGTACCCCTCGGTCACGGGCCACTTGGCCTCGGTGACCTGAAGCTTGATGGGGTTGAGACGCTCGCCTCGGAAGGTAATCTCGTTGTCGGGGTCGACGAGTCCGGCGTTGGGGTCCCACACCCAGACGTAGTCGCCGACGTTGAACGAGCCTTCGATGTAGTAGTTGTCGGTCTCGACGACGAGCTCATCCTGAGACGCCGTGTACTGGGACAGCAGCAGCTCGGCCCGGGTGTCGGCGAGCGTTACGCCGGTATCCGACTCCGACGCCAGCCGCGTGAGCTTCAGGGACCCGCCGTGGATGTTTTTGTACGGGTTCAGGCCGGGTGAGATGTCGGCGGTGCCGGTGGCGATCGATTCGCCCTCCCCCTCAGCGAGCAGCACCACGCGAGTGGTGTAGTCCTCCATGTCGCGGCTGACGCCGAACGCGCCGGGCACGGATTCGAGGCCGCTGGTGTCCTTGCCTGCGGTTTTGCGGGAGATCACGCAGCGCGGGTCGGTGACGTACAGGTCGCTCTCGAAGCCGGCGTCGAGGGTTGCGTCATTGTTGACCCGGTAGCCGACCTTCTGCCCGGAGGAGGCGGTGAACGTCTCGGCGACGTACTGGACGGCCTTGCGAGGCGTCTCGTACTGGTGGCGGCCCGAGTAGGTGCCGGGGACGCTGTGCAGCGTCCCTTCCGTGACGGCGCCGGAAGCGGGCAGCAGAGCCCGGATGCTGTTGGCGAACGTGGCGTTGTTGATGGTGACGGCGGTTTCGTAGACGTCGCCTTTGTCTTCGTCGTCGCCGAGCCAGAAGTTCATGCCGACGCCGCCGAGCTCGTAGCCCTGCTCGATCTGCTTGGTGCGCCGGTCGTCGCCGGAGTTGTCGCGTTTGCGGACGACGCCGACATAGCGGGCCGCGTCAAGGAGGTTGTCGCCGTACTGGGTGGGGTCGAGCCGTCCGGGAATGAGCGCGACATGCCCGAAGTAGTCGAGGCGGTCCCACAGGTCGGGCGGGGTCGTGGACTTGAGGGTGATGTCCCAGGAGCCGAGGGCGCCGAGTACCTGATTGACGGCCACTGGTCACCGCCTCACACAGTAGATCGTCTCGGGCAAGGCGCCGATGTACTGGTTCCGCAGGTCAGTCGCTGTGTCCCCGGAGACTGCCGAGCCGCCGCCGGCGACTGCCCCGATCCAGAAGTCCAGGGTGGTCGTCGCGGCTTTCTGCACGCCGCCGTTGGTGTGGGCGGTGAAGGTGCGGGCTGAGCCGATGGCGAAGCGGTTCCCGTCCGCGTCGTTGCTGGTGGCCACGACGTAGCCGGACGCTGCGAAGCTGGTGGTGGCTTCTAGGGTCGACCGGTAGGCGGCCAGGGTGTTCGACGTGGTGGTCTGGAGGTAGCCCTCGACGGTGCGGCTCCCGCGGCGCAGCGTGAGATCGAGGGTGGCGCGCCCCGGGTTGAGTCCCGTCGTGAGCCGGACGATGACGTGCTCGGGGTCGTTGCGGAGCAGGGTGGCGCCGTCCCACGAGGTGATGCTGGCGGCCGAGCCTGCCACGGAGACGTTCCAGAGTTTCGACCGCCAGGCGCCGCCGGTGTAGGCCTGCACGTCGAACGTTGCCGAGGCGCCCGGGGTGATGTTGACGAGGCCGTTGGTGAGAGCCCAGCCGGTCGGCGACAGGGATTGGTCGACCCCGCACAGTTCGGTACCACTCGAGGTGAGCCGCACCCGCCCGTTCAGGTAGGCGGTGGTGGCGCAGCCCCAGCGTGGGGATACCCCGGCGGGGATGCTGCGGTAGACGGTGATGGCGCCGTCAGCTCCGGTGCGGGTCATCGTCGTTGGGTTCGAGGTGCCGGTCTGGTAGCCGTAGTGGCCGATCGGCGGGGCATGCCAGCGCTCCCCCGTCAGAGAGAAGTCGTTGACCCGTGCGACGCCGGTGAGCCTGCTCTGCAGGTCGACCTCCGTGTCGGAGCCGAGCCGGGTCAGGCCCAGCTTCCAGTCCGAGGTGACGACGTCGGTGCGCCACTCCGTGTAATCCGCCGAAAGGGAGTCAACGTTGACGTAAGCGTTCCGCTCCGGCTTGTCAGTGAACGTCAACGGCATCACCGTGCCGGACTCCAAGGCGGTCAGGTTGTCGTGCCGCCACACCAGCTCGTTCCGCGTCAGCGGAGGCGACGACTCCTGCCCCTCAAGGTCGAGTGTGCGCGCGGTGCCAGCCGACTCGCCCTCTTTGAACGTTTCCCGTAGCAGCAGGCGGCCGACCTTGAGGTCTCCCCAGTCTCCCTGTGGCATCAGCGGCGCCTGCCCTTCTGGTAGTCGAGGAGGGCGTCGTTGATGTCCTTCGCCATGGCCTGGGCGAACGTCTTCCGCTCGGACGCGGACGGCAGCGTCATCGAGTGGAACGTTGCCGTGAGGTTCACCGTGGGCGCCGCCACGGCAGATGCTGCGGCCGGTACGGCGGTGCGCAGCATGCTCGGCTTCGTGCGCAGCCCGGCAGCTTTGCCGGTGAGGAGGGTGTTGCCCTGGGCCATGCGCTTAACCCAGCCCTGCTCAACGCCTTGGAACGCGTAGTCGCCGATTGGCTGCATGAGTTTGGCCGGGGACTTGATGCCGAGCGCCTTCTTGATGCTGGCTTCCATCGCTTTCGCGATGTTCATCATCGCGTTCTCGATCTGCTTCTGCTGTGCCGTCAGCCCCTTCACCAAGCCTTCGGCGGCCTTGATGCCCGCCCCGTACATGGCGTCCGCGGTGACCGTGCCGGCCTTGTTCGCGGACGCTTCGAGCTGCTTTTGCAGGGCGTTGATCTCGGCGATCTGCTCAGGTGTGGCGTTCAGGAGGGACTGGGCGGTGGCCATGCCGCCGCCGGCGACTCCGGCCTGTGCGATGTTGCCGATCGCGGTGGCGTTGAGGCCCTTCGCCTTGAGTTGTTCAAGCTGTGTGGCGAACTCGGTCGTGCGTGAGGTGTCGGACCGCAGCTGGTTGATGAGGGTGTCGGCGCTGGTGCCGTACTTGCCGAGCTTGGTGATGTTGCCGAAGCCGACGAGGGAGGACGCCACCGACGTCTTCAGGTTGTCGAACTTGCCCTTCAGGTCTTCGAGGCTGCCCTTCGCCTTCTCCAGCGACGCGGTGACCTTGTCGTACTGGTCGTTCAGGGCAAACAGCTTCTTCGCCGACGACGTGATCTGCTTCTGCAGAGCAGCGTTGGTCCCCTTGGAGAAGCCGGCTTTCGACACCTGTGTCTGTAGCTGGTTGAGGAAGTCCACCAAGGCGGACTCTGAGCGCTCTTTGCCGAGCTTGCTGCTGATCTCCGCGTTCTGCACCCCGGCGATCACCGACATGTCGGTGAGGGTCGAGTTGCCCGTCAGGAAGCCGCGGGCTTCCTTCTGCCGTTGCTGTTCGGCCTTCTGCTTCTCGGTGAGCTTCCCTCCCTTCGCGAACCCCGGCAGACGCAGCCGCCCAGTGTTGATCGCATCCATGAAAGCGACGCCGTACTTGGCCACGGCCGCGCCACGCATCACGTACTCGGTGTCGGAGACCATCGCTGCGGCGCCGGAGCCCATGAGGGCGAGGATGCTGTCCGACGTGCTGCTGCCGGGCCCGGCGACGTAGCCGCCGACCGGGAACGCCTGCACGTCGCCACCGCTGGCGTAGCGGGGCACCCGTCCGCCCCTGGCGTGCTTCGACATGCCGCCCTCGCCCTGGATGGGGCGGCCGACGGTGTTGGCCTCGACGATCGTGCGCCGGCGGGTGGTGATGAGATGGTTCGTGTATGTGGTGGCCGTCTTGCCGTTGAGCGCGTTCAGGGCTTGCCGCACTGCAGCGATCGAGCCGAGGGCCTGACCGTTCCGCGTAAAGACCTCGGTGCGGCCGTCCGGGAGCTGCTTGGTCTTCAGCCCCACCGCCTCGAGTGCCTTGATCGCGGCGGCGTTGAGT